TACAAAAGCTGTGGTTGCAGTGATCGTTGTGCCTTGAATCGTGCTAGAACCTGTCAATGCACCACTGACATTTAATGCGTCAACCGTCGTTGTGCCTGCTAAGTTAAGGTCTGTAAAAGCGTCTGCTACAGCAGCACCCGAGCCTGCTCCGTCTAAATAGACTGCTTTAACATCGCCTGCGGGTATTGTTACGTTTGATCCAGTGCCTTGCGAGATTACTATATTTTGTGAGCCTGTGGTTGCATTTTCAATAAAGTGCATCCTGTTTATTGTGTTAGGTCCGATGGTTATAGTACAAGCTGAGTCTAGAGCGCCAGTGTATTTAATGTACATAGCACGTCCTGCGTCAGCAGAGCCGTCGGCGACAGTCGTGGTGTGCGTGTCTGCGTTTGTAGTTATGGCCTCAGTGCCAAAACCCAAAGCGTCGCCTATTAATTCTAAGTTTGTATTAGTTTCAGATCCCCAGGTACCGCTGGATTCACCTGTCCCTATTTCTTTTAATCTTAAATCATTTACATAACTTGCCATATTTAAGTTACCTCATATTATGCCGCGTCTCTACCTGCGTTTATTGTAGTATAGTTTGGAGATTGCGTTGTCGCAACCTCTGAGTATCCAGCAGTTTGGCTAGTAGAAACTTCCGCGTAACTGGGTGTTTGATCTGTATCTATCAAACCATAAACCAAAATAAAGCCTGGTGAGGCTGTCGCACTTACTCCAGTTAGCGTGACTATAGCGGCTGCTTGTGTGGTTACGTCCGCGACTGAGGCTGTAGCTGATAATCCTGTTAAATTAATAACCTCGTTTTCGTGAACGATTACTGATCCAAGTGCAGAAGTGGTAACAAGTGTGCCGACGCTGACATTTGCTTTTGCAATAGTGGTCGGTGTGCCTAAGGCAGATGTGGCTGCTTGTCCTGTTACATTTACGACGGCTCCAGCGACAACACTTACAGACCCTAACGCAGAAGTTGTAACTAATGTAGCTGGTGTGACATTTGCTTTTGCTACAACGCTTACAGATCCAAGACCAGAGGTAACTACGCCAACAGTAGAGAGATTTACAGGTAATGCAGAACCCCACGCACCTTCGTCCCAGGCACCTCGACCCCAGCCGTTAATATTAGCCATTAGCTTAAGTTATCTCTTACTTCTTCAAGTAACGTCTTGATTGATGTAAGGTCTGCTCGCACAGGATCCGTCATAAAATCAAGAGCAAGCATAGAGTCAATCGTAGCTATAGCACTTATTATTTTTTCTTTATCGCTCATAGTTTGTTATTCTACCTCAAATATATCTACTTCGTTTGGGTTGTAGTTTTTTGTAAATTTTTGTAAACTAGGGGTGATGGATAAAGAAACATTATATTTTGGCTGGGAAGATGGACCAGCAGTAGTTAATCCAACTGAGGCTGGATATAGAGGGTATTTCATATCACCTGGTAGCTCAGATTGGACGCTAGCTATGCCAAGCCAAGTAGCTGACTTTTTTGTTGATGGATCTGAAATGTCAAAATCCGATTTCTCAAAAATGTTTGGAGTTATAGGTGCCGATCTTCCAGAACTTCCAGCTGTTACATAACCTCCCTGAGCAAACTTTTTTACTTCTTTTTTGTAAAAATCTGGATCTATTTGTTTTTTAGCTTCGCCAAAGTTCTCTGCCATAGCTTTTTGTAATACTTTGCCTTTTTTCACAACGTTATCAGTAATTAAATCTAATTCTTTCGGATCTGTGGGCATGCCTTTGGGAAACAAAGATCTAAACTCTTCAAATAAAGCGTGGTTAGTATCTGAGGCACGCCACATCGGAGCTGTTATAGTTGAAACCTCTCCTACAATTTGTTCTCCGTTTGAACCAGTAAATTTAAGAAGTATTTTTCTGTCAACAAAACCCTCAGGTTTTACAAGCCGTCCCTTGTCGAACACTTCGTAGTTTTGTTTTAGCATTTGCACAAAAGCCTCCTCTTCGGCTGGGGTTTTAACCAAAACCCTAGTTCTTATTGGATCTGTTAGCTGGCTTACATCGTTATTATATTTATCCCTTGCTTTTTCAACCATCCTTGGTATTTTTTTTACCTTTCCTATGGGTTGTCCTGTTGCGCCATCAATTTTTCCGATTTGTTCTGGTAAGCTGGTTTTGAGGTCAATGTTAGATGCTAAATCATCTATTTGTTGATTAAATTCTGGTGCTACTCTAACAGCTCGATCATAGAGCTTATTAGCGTCTGCAAGCGGATTGCCTGTGTTTATATCCGCTTGATGTTTTAAAATATCTGCTTTGTTTGTTGCGCTTGGTAAACTAGCTATACCTCTTTTAATGGTTTCTTTAGCCACCGCTTTTGCTGGAGCGCCAGCTGGACCAAGCGCGTCCAATGGTGCAAGCGCAACACCCAACATGTCGCCCTCTGCTTTTGCTAGCTCACCACTTAAAAAGGGAACAAAAGATGCAATACCACGCAAGGTATCACGCCTACGCTTTTTGGGTGACGGATACATGGGTCTGGTTAGATAGTCTATAACAGGACCAGGTCTATTTAGCTGTTGCGGTAAGATAGCACCAACATCCTGTGACATATCAAAAATGTCCACATTTTGGTTCATATCAAGATTATAACGAAATCTGTCAGATTATCTATTCGTGAAGGCCTTGGAACTTACGCTTTAGTATTCTTTGCACTTTATGGAAGGGAAAGTCCTCGTAGCCTGGATGCGAACTTTGAATCTGTTTAGCTATTTTTCTCGCTCCAAGTCCCTTAGCTCTGAGTGCATAGATATGTTTTAACACTGCTTGCTCCTCTGGTATAGGCACTAACTTGGTTCTACGTCTGCTACCAGAGTCATCGTATTGCTTTTCATAACCAAAGGGTGTTTGCCCTCCGATTGAGTAGCCTCGTTCTGCATAAACAAGTTTACCGCCGTTCAGCCTAGACATAATCATTTCTCTCTCTATCTCAGCGAACTGAGCCATATTCGTAACAAGCTGTTGGTTAGCTATCCTAGTCATATCCATTTTTGCCTCAAGGCCAGTTTTTTCTTTTTCTTTTGGTAACACTACTGGTATGTCTGCAAACATATCGCAGAAGTAAAGTGTAATGCCAGTGTCCTCAAGAGTAGGAATCATGTTGACCATTTCTAAAAAGGATCTTGCAAGCCTATCTAATTTAGTTGCTACTATCACGTCGTTAGCATCCATAGTGTCAGTCAGCTCTCTAGAACCTGGTCGTTCTAGTAAAGGTTTCATGCCGCTAATACCAGCGTCGGTAAAAAACTGATCGACTTTGCGGCCACCGTATTTATTGGCTACAAACTCCTCTATAGATTTCTTTTGCTCGTCGAGTGAAGAGCCGTCTTTGACCTGTTGCTCAGAAGATACTCTGATATAGCCATAGATATTGTTTACTTGTTTTCTTGGTTCAATCATGCTGCCTCCTTAATAAATCTGTATTTTGGTTTTAAATCTGAATGTGATCTGTTAGGCCTGTTTGCCCACCCTTTAGCGCTTGCACTGTATTCAATAAACTTATCTTTGTGAAAGCCTGCATATTCTAGGTATCTGCCACTTTGGTTTGCGTGTATATAAGTGACAAATTTAGATACTTTGTGATTTTGTTCAAAATTAGACATGGCCTGTCTAATAAATTTGCTGTAATACTTTCTCTCTTTGTTGGTTTTGGGATTGAACTCAAAACATATTCTAGTAAACTCGTAGACTCCAGAATCTTTCCACCTAGCTACGGGCCTGCCTATTGTGCAAATACCAACGATCTGTCCTCTGGTATACAAACACCAATCGCCATCATCATCTAATCTGATTCTAAAATCATGGTTTTTATCTTCAAGCCACTCGTTGGGTAAATCTTCTAAATAAAACAACTTACTACACGCAGTCCACTGATTACCAAGCAAGGCAACATAACTTTTTTTGTGGCCCACTGGTGGTTTGTTGGTTCTATGAAACCTACTATAAAAAATCTTAGCGAGTTGTAGTGTTACTGGCACCACTTTCATGCTGCCTCCTTATTAAGTACCTCTGATTCTAACTCTGCAAAAGTTTTGTAAGACCAACCAAATCTTTTTCTTGATTTTCTAAGATTTGATATATTCAATTTTCTAGCTAAATTATAAATATCTAATCTGTGTTGTTGCTCTTCTAAAGATCTTATACACGCTTTGTCCCAAGACGATCTTTTAATTTTTTTGAAAAGAGAGTTCTCGGACGTTCTGTAACGCACCCACCTATATCCTATAGATTTGGTTTCGACAACCCTATAACCGTTTATGTATACCCACCATTTATTTTTCATAGTTCCTCCTAATCTAATAAATTATAAAACTCAGCTTTTTCCTGGAAACTTTTTTTATCAATGTTGTTGTCTGGAACACATGCAGCTAGATCCTTTTGCAGATTTTTAAGTCTCGCAATTACAGATTTGAGCTCTGACCTTTCACTTTTGTTAAGTTTTTTTAAGAAACCTTCCTTTTGCAAAGGGGCTCTTTGATAGTCGGGCGTATCTTCTGGGACAAAGTCTAGATATTGCAAATGAATATCAATCATATTTACAGCATCCTCTAAAGGGCACATACCAACCGAGTTTTCAATATATTTCATAGTTCCTCCTTTTTGAAATTTGTTACTCACAATACAATAGTAACACTTCTACAAATATTTGCAACTATTTGCAACATACAATATAATCTTTTTTGTAATTAATTAATTGGAGTGAATTATGTCAACGATAGAAATAATAAGTTACACAATATTATCAGCAGTTCTTATAACTGTAATATATCTAAATGAGAGGAACCTATAAATGACTAAACCTAAACACGTTAAGACTTGGGTAGGACCTTTGGTGAAAGTTATTTTTATGAGGTTCTTATCTAATAAACACAATAAACCATATTCAGATATATCGCCCAAGGATATGACTGATTCAGAGATAGAGCTCTGGAAGGAAGTCGAGGCTATGAACGGTAACATAGTTGGCATAAGTTTCAAAAACAGGTTGCATTGATGAACGAAAAAATGAAACAAGACTTTGCTGAGTATCTTACTAAGTGTTTTATAACTTTTATGGATCTTAGCAAAACTGTCGATGGCCTAGAGAGTTATTATCTGCGCAACAAATCGCAGCTCGATGTTATCAAGGGTACAGATAAAACTTTGTATGAAGATATTATTGAGGCTTTCAAAAGTAAAAAAGCAAAGATTCTGGAAAAACAAAAATGACAACCAATAAAGATGAGATTAGAGGGGTGGCTAGGCATTTGCGTTTGGTTTGCACAGAACAAATAGAGGAGTTAGAGGATCAGTTGCCCAGAGTGACTAATCCTCAAGACAGAGAGGATATTGAAAAACGAATAGAGACTTTGCACGAAATGGCAGACGAGATCAATCGTCGTGCAGAGTTTCTAATCGGAGAGTATGATAATAAGACATGAAAGTATTAAGTCTATTTGACGGCATGAGTTGTGGTCGTATCGCACTCGATCAGCTCGGCATACCTGTAGAAAAATATTATGCAAGTGAGATAGATAAGTATGCAATACAAGTAAGTCAAGCAAACTATCCAGACATCATACAAGTTGGTGATATATGTGACCTAGACCCAAAAGATTACATGGATGTAGACCTTATGCTCGGTGGCTCACCGTGTCAGGGATTTTCATTTGCGGGAAAGCAGCTTGCCTTTGATGATCCTAGATCTGCTTTGTTCTTTGAGTTCATACGTTTGCTCAAAGCAATCAAGCCAAAGTATTTTTTGTTAGAAAATGTAAGAATGAAAAAAGAATTTTTACAAGTAATATCAGAACAAGTGTCGGCTTGTTATCCGGAAATAACCTTTGGCATAGAACCCATTTTTATAAATAGTTCGCTTCTAAGTGCGCAGTCCCGCCAACGCTACTATTGGACTAACATACCAAACATAAAACAGCCAGAGGATAGAGGCATAGTGCTAAGGGATATATTGGAAACTGAGCCAGATAACTTTACTACAATGTCTGATAAGTTTGTAAAAAGAAACGGCGATAAGAATTGCATGATCGATCAAAACAAAGAAAAGGCTAGTAATTTATCTGCCATGGAATATGTCAAGAATGATAGACAAGGCGATTATTTGGCGTGCGATCAAAGTGGCAAACCAACTAATAAGCCAATCAAAGTAGGCATGAATGTTGAAGAGGTAAAGGTAAGAAAGCATGAGGTTGACACAAAGAATCTTCAACACGCTTTGCGAGTTTATAAGACTGCTAGTAAAAAAACACTCAAACAAATAGCAAAAGAAACAAAAATGCCATTGACAAAGGTTGAGCATTGGTTCAGAACCGATAGCAGTTTTGCAATACCAGGTGAAGATGTTTGGTTCAAGTTAAAAGAAGTTCTTGATATGACAATAGATACCTTTGATAAGCAGATCATGGAGTTTGAATACAGAGACGGTGTATTTGAAAGCACTCAAAGAGTTTACAGCGATCAAGGTAAATCACCTACGCTTACTGCAACAAACAAGGAGCAGATGATTGAAACTAGACCAAAACAGGTTGGCGTTGCAGTAGATATAAAGGGACACGATCAAATCAAACGAGTCTACAGTCCAGAAGGTAAGTCGCCTACAGTAACCACCTGTAGTGGTGGTCATAGAGAGCCAAAGGTGGCCCTAAATGAATTACCAAATAAATCAAACACAATAAAAGCTAGTTATTACAAATCTTCACGAGCAAACTTTGAAAATGATACAAGCAAGGGTGGTAAGTTTTCAGCTACTGGTGTGAAACAAGAAGATCTTACTTGGCGTAAGCTAACACCTTTAGAGTGCGAAAGGTTGCAGACAGTACCAGACAATTACACAGATTATGTATCAAACACGCAAAGATATAAGATGCTTGGCAACGGTTGGACTGTTGAAGTAATCAAACACATATTTGCGAACATGGAGGTAGAATGAAAATAGATAGAAGAAAAATACCAGCTCACTTGCGGTATTTAAGTGATGAAGCGTTAGCAGCTCTAATAGCGCTGCATAGATGCAGATTTACTTAAAAGGCGGTCCAGTAAACCAAGCTACGACCACATAACGGTCGCCTTTAGTCACTGGTTTTACCTGGTGCGAGATAAATGAGCTAAAAGCGACTATCTCACCCATCTTCGGCCGCGTACAGCTAGCATTGTCGCCTGTTCTAAAGCATAATTCGCCGCCCTCGTACTCTTCATTTAAAGATAGTGTCATACTGATCTTACGATTTGCAGCTGTGCCCTCGGGTCCTATGTCAATATGATAGCCATAGCCGTTACTAGGCGCCTTATAATGGATAATTTGAGCCGTTTCTATGCCATTTATCGCATAATTGAAGTATTTATTGGCTGAAACCGCGATTTTATTAAGAATCCTATACAATCTGTCCTCTTTTGCGTCGATATAATGGATTTGGGCATCACGAATATCAGTATTTGCTGTTTCCTTAGCGTTTTCGTGCACTTTTGCTTGTTCTGGTTCGCTTTCAACCAGATAATCTAAGAATAAATCGACCTCTTCTTGGCTGATCGACAGACCAGTTACGCCGTGATTAGGTGTTTTACTCTTGTTCGTCGACATGATAATTCAAAGTCAGCTCATCACCCTCGTTAATATGCCTTATTGTGTGTAAATGGTAGATTCTGTAGTCGTCCCAATCTAAAAGTTCGATTAAACAGCAGTTAGGTGTCTCAGTATGATTTAAAAAACCACCTAAAGGCGTGCGAACATAGCCGTTGATAATCGGTATCTTGATGTGGGTCATGCCAAGATCTGTATCAGCAGCAATATTTTCAGTTGCAAAGAGTCCCAGGCCCTCGATCACACTATTTTTAATCGTAAGATTGTCTGGTAATGGTTTGTAATAAAATTTATTAAATTTATAGTTCAAACTGTAACCTCAAAATGCTTTTCATATCTGCGCCAATTTTTTTTCAACACGTCTAACCAGTGATTCATGTCCATAACACATATTTTGTCGTTTTCCTCTGGCCAGTCCAGATTCATTGCATGCAATGGTATGCACACACGGATGGGTCTGCGGTTGAACTTAAATATGAGGACTGGGATCCTGCCATTACTGGCACTGCAAACTTGGTCCCACCAGGCAGATTTTAGCCATTCGCCCTCTTTGTAGAATTTACATTCAACCGCATGAAAAGGAATATCTAGATCGCACAGCTCTTTTTGTTGGTATTGATCCAGGTTGCGTTTTGCTTTGAAGTCTATGTTGTTTTCAGAAAAGAAACCATTAAGAATATTTGCTACGTCGCGTTCAAATTGTGCGCCCTTGTTTCTACTGTTAATAGGCATTGATAGAGTTTCTCAAAACTTGTAAAAAATTGCAAACTAATTTTTAGGTAGGAATCATTTTTTATGGTAATTCAGTATGTCAAACCTAGTTATTATTACTACTGCATACGCGCTGGCAGATTACTGGGTGTAGGGGTCCCTAATATATCTTTTTGCCTGTAAAAAAACGGATCCTAGGGACTCCAATATACCTGGTGTATCTATTGTGCTCACAAGTTGCACATAGTTGCACAAAAGAATACATGTTTGCAACACGCTGAAACCCGCACTACAAAAGGCTTTGCGACGATTTGCTTTTTTTTGTGTGATTTTTTTGTTTGGACTGCGTGACCGCGATAACGAAGTTATAAACCTATTTATCTTTGTCCGAGTAATCGCCAGTGTTTGCACCGAGTAGTTGTCCTAATCGTTCCTTGATCTGTTCTCTGCTCATCTTCTCCAAGTTCGCATTTATGTTTATGTTCTGCGATCTATTTATGGATAAACCAGCTAACTGATTCAACTCTTTTATCGCGCTAACCGCAGCATTGTATTGTCCTTTTTCAAACGCACTTTCCATTACTTTCCACAACATTGTACCTGTCTTTTGTGGTGTAATCGCGTACCGCTCTGCGAGCTCATCTTGTTTGATTCGTATGGCCTTAACCACATTCGGATAATCTTTGCCGTTTAGTAATTTGTTAGCCGACTGACTCGGAAACTCATAACCAGCTTTTCTAGCTGCCTCGGTCATACCGCATGCACCTTCGGTGTAATGCCAAACAAAGCTGGCTTGCATTTCGGTTAAGCCGTGTTCCTCGTCTTTATCAAACTGCAATGGCGCATCGGCGATTGGTTTCTTCTTAATTTTCTTTGGCATATCTATTCGTTACAGTCATGCGTTTTTATATCTTGTAATGCAATATACTTTCCACATTTCTCACACATTGCTTTTACTTTCTTGCGTTTAAATATTCTATCCCACTCACGATTAAAAACCACTTCGTTAGTAGGCCGTCTTTTAGATCCTTTACCCATAAGTGCATAGTGTAGAGTGTATAGCACCTCTATTATATATATTATCAACCGCGTAAGAATGTAATCTTATATGTAGACAATATATAGTATATATATACACTATACACTTATATAGTATAAACCCAGTAATAACAAGGCATTGCAACAGGGTACAGCTAATTTTACTATACCCTGTGCTATACCCTTTTTCGTCGCTAAAACTCATTTTAGATTTCTGTCATGTATGATAATCGCGATACCGACTAATAAAAGCGAGGCCGCGAGGACCGTAAAAAAGGTAACAGCTGATATAAATAATATCTCTTTTAGCAGATCAATCATTAAACTTATCCGCAAAACTGGTGTAACTCATATCACTTTCAGCTGCGCT